GCGGCTTGATTAAAATACTTGAATTTTTTTACTAATTCTTTTCTAGTATCTAAATCTAAATTCTCAAATTTTACGTTGACTTCATCTCTGATGGTCAATTTGGCGGTAGACAAATAGTTGCTCCTTGCGGCTTCTTATCATTATAATACACTATATTGGCCGGTGATGTCAAGAGAATGTTCATACTAAAATGCATATTACTGTAGTAACCCAAGTTGATTACGGTATTGAATACGACACCGGATTTGACCAACGGTTTGGGGATTTTAGTACTGACAAATACGATTTTAGTATTTTCGTGGATATTGTTGTTTAATTCATTTTCTTTAACATAGGCATTGAATCCGCCGTTATCTTGATTTGGAGTTCTAAACATAACAGCAATATCTTTGTTTTCAATTCCGATAGATGCCGCACATCTATGCCATGCTTCGGTGTGTTTAATTTCACTTCCGCCCGGGATCACTATTAACGTAGGTCCGCCAAACATCAACAGATCTTTAAAGTTTTCCAACCCGTATGATCTATTATCAATATATACTATTCCGGTTGCATTTAACATTGTGGTAGTAACCGGCGAACAGGATGTTTTTCTAAGATCAGCATCAATCGATTCGTCCCAAATACTTACGCCGTAGTTTTTTGCATGATATAAGAATTCCACTACATTGTCAGTGTCTGGTACTGGAATTTTATTAGATGCATTTTTGAATGAAAAAATAGAGTCAGCTTTGACTGCGGTAATTGCATATTCGTTAGCATCGGCAATTATTCTGTTAATGATATTGTACCACTCAAGAAATGTTGCATCTGCTGTAAAATTTTTAGGCAGCAAGTTTGAGCCTAGCCATAATACAGTTTCTTCTCTCAGGCTGAATGCCCAAACTTTATCTTCGTGATTCCATGCACCAATATAAGACTTTGCAGTTGACGATACGTAGACATTCTCAGGTTGAACTGCCGCTTCAGATACAAACTTTTGTATGTCCTTTATCAGTTCTTCGTCATAAGGAAACCTTACCTGTATGGTACCATTGCGCACAGCAATAGTCTTTTCAATATGAAGTTTTCTAAACGGATGGGCGAAAACAGGATTGTCTAGATCGATCTTAGTTTTAAAAAATACTTCTAAAGGAATTTGATACTTCTTTAGCAGTCTAATAGATAGTGCCGCTTGTTTTTCAGTGAGAGTATTACCAGTAGATAGCTGAGTAGACAGTGACTCAATGAAATTCTTTTCCCAACCATGAGATACAATCTCAGGTTCGAATATAAACGTGTCGCCACACGCTAGACGTTGTATTAGTGTTTCGACAAACATTAGATATGCACATCTTCCATTCCGGCTGTTCTAAGTTTGATAATGTTAGAAACTTGCCATTGTTTAATATCAAGGCCCTTAATAATTCCTAACCATTGATTACGCAACAATGCAAATTCGTTGATAATCTTTTCTAGGTCAACTACGTCGGCCTCACCGTCAACATACTTTTCGCAGTCTCTGCTACTTAAAGCTCGTTGATAATTTTCAAGATACTTCTTAAACGCCTTGCTACGAGTACGTCTAAGTTCTATGTTAAGGTATTCCAACACAGCTTCAATTTCTTGAAGCTGGTTGAAACGTTGTTCAACGATGCCAGGAAGTGCGGCGCTGGATTTCTCAAGATTTCCATATACCTTAACTTCCTTCCTAGCCTCGTCTAATTGAGAATAAAAATACTCAATACAATCCGGCAAGTGAGAAATATCTCGACTGACCTTATTGTACCACATTAATATTCCTCGTCTTCATAGCCCATATTATCTTCGTCATATGGCTCATCATCATCCACACCTTCTTCTTCGACTACTAATTTAATAGCGTCATCTAAGTGGGGATCGTAGCCACTGAAACCTGATAATGTGTCAGCACTAATGTCGTTACCTAGCAAGAAATCAACGTATTGATTTGCGGCCATTTCACGATTTTTTTCTGGAATGTATTCTCGGAATATATCCCAAAGGGTAATAATTAGATTTTCATCCATTATGCTTCTTCTTCCTCAGTAGTAATTTCTGTTGTAGTTAAAGACTCTGCCGCCTTGGCATCCCACTCGTTCATGATAACGTGTAGTTTTTCTTCAGTCCAATTCTTACGGAACTCTGCAACAATCTCACCAGTTTCTTTGCTGGTGTATGCTAATTTATTCCCGACCTTAGATAACACACCCATCTTTTCGAACATGTCAACTAATCCACTTGTTGGAGCCATACCAGTTGAATATGGAATCTCAACTTGTACACTTTCAAAAGGTTTAGCATAACGTGTTTTCATGATCTTACATGCGGCGCGGATACCCAATACTTCAGCAACCTTATTACCATCTGCGTCAACTTTGAGTTTCAGCTTCTTCATAGCAACAACGATTGAACTTGCATAGACGAAACCTTGACCGCCACTGATTTTGTCATCTGGATCAAACATGTCCTGACTTGCGTATGTGTGATTTGTACATACCATACCTACATTGTAACTACCAAACATGTTTACACAGTTACGAACAAGACTTGTAAGTGCTTTAGGCTTACGGCCCATATCACCTTTCATCTCGCCTGCTTCAAACTGATTTACGTCAGTTGGAGTCAACAACATACCTAAACTGTCAATTACAAACAATACTTTTGGACGTTCTTCCAAAGGCATTACCTTGTACTCTTTCATGAACTCTGAAATGGTTTTAGCCACGTCATCGATCATGGCCATGTTAAGTTTCAAAAGTTTATCTTCTGAAATATCAACACCAAGATCCAACAACCACTGCTTGTCCAGGGCATTCTCTGAGTCAACTAAGACTACAAAGATACCTTGTTCTTGAGCGGCACGGATAATGTTGCCAGAACAGATGTAACTCTTACCTGCACCTGATTCGCCAGCAAAAACTGTTACTTTTCCCAAAGGGACTCCTTTGAAGAAGTCCCCTGAGATAAGATAGTTAAGGGCGTAATTTCCGGTTGAAATCCAATCGGACGGGTCGTTAAACCCAATTCCCAAGCCATCAATACTTTTAGTGATAGACTTGCGGAACTTCGAAATATCGAAGGCTTTTCCCATAGTCTATCTCCTTATGCTTTTTGACGGTTACGGATCATTGCAAGAATGTCTTGGGCTCTTGCACTTGCTTCACTGCCATTCGACGCTGGTGTAGCTTTCTCTGCCACAGGAGCTTCTTCAGCAACTTTAACTGCGGGTGCTGATGCCGCACTCTCAAAAGGGACTTCATCTTCGTCCACCGGTTTAGCTGCCGCTGGTGTTGCACGTGGTGCTGAACCAGTTGCCTGACCACTACCGCCCATGCCTGCTGGTTTGAAGTACTGTCCCCAACGTTCCATGTCAAATGCTTCACCGTCTACTGACGCTTCAAACATTTCTTTCATAACCTTGAGCTCAACTTCGCCTGGCTTTTTAGGCAGGAAGTCTTTGAGATTGAACAAGCCATGCTCTTTAATAGCCGCTTGTTCGGCATCATCCAATGCACGTTCACGACGAGCGTACTTAGATGTGCTGTAGTCAGCGTAACCACCTTTTGATGTTTTGGTGATTTTAAAGTCAACACCGCGTAGGATGTCTGTTGGCAAGTCTTCCATATCTGGATCCATTAGTGCCGCTTTAACGATGTTAAAGATCTGGCTACCAATAATGAATCTACGGATTGGATTCTCTGGAGTCTTGTCTTCCTTCAGTGGGCTATCAACCACATAACCTTGGAACAAGTAACTACGCTTCTTCCAATACTTACGACCCATATCTTCCAAACTCTTGTCCTTAAACCAAGGACGAACCTCAGTAAGTATTGGACAGGTCTCGCCCCACATTTCCATGCAAGGTACTTGAACTGTTACGGGTTTAGAATTTGTTTCTCCCTTTACACCTGCGAACGGCAATTTGATCATTGCACGTTCGATCCAGAAGAAGGTGTTGTCGCCATCAGCGTCTGGTAAGAAACGGATAACTGCTTCTGAATTTTCGGGGATATTCCAATGTGGGTAAATTGCGTTGTCGCCACCACCGGTCGATTGACCACTTGATTTTAATTGCGCCGCTTGAAGCTTTGCGCGGATTTCTGCCAAAGATGCCATAATATATTTCTCCTTAATGTTATGCCTTTGTTTTGCCTGTTTCCTAAATGCAACTACATTTAAGAATCTGCATACGTTATATTGTACGCACTTTTATTTATCAAGTCAAGAGAAAAGGCAGAATATTTCTGCCTTTCTT